CGGTAGTGACATCGTAATTCGTCAACACCATTAGTTTTGTTTTGTAGAATAGCACCACCAGTTAACCAGTGCTCCATCTCACGAGAGTATCCGTTAGCTGCTTTGTATCGCATTCTTAACGAAGGAATCTTCTCACCAGATTTAGCATCACGTTGTGAATCCATAGGAATACACATACCAAAACCGTTGAATTTAAATCCATCACCACCTAACAAGTCAGGACGGTTAAACAAGTCATAAGTTTTCTTGTGGAAAGTATAACCACCACGAGTAAACGAATTAAAACCTAAGTTTAACGCCATATCTTTGTTGTTAGCGAAAGTACCATAGTTAGCACCACCAGCAGCGTAAGCTCCTTGTGCAGCTAATAGGTCGTCAATATCTAAAGATAAGTTGATACCAGCGTAAAGAGCCATCTCTTTTGAGCCTCTAAATTTATCTAAAGATTTTACAGCAGCATCAAAGTCTGCCATTGTAATCGCTGAAGAACCAAGATCCATAGTTTGACCTTTGTTTTCAATAAATGATAAAAGACCTTCTGTTGTATTAACAGTATTTATGTTACTTGAACCACCTGCTACTGAATCATCAGCAATATTAGATAAAGTACCATCACCTTTTTGACCTATAATCATTGCAAGTTCACAATAATCCATAAATCGTTGGTGAGTGTCAGCCTCACCTTGTAAGTACCATAAGTATCCAGTACCTGACTTAGGAGAGTTTACTTTTACATAAACAGCATTAGTTGCTTCAGAACCTGAAACAATAAAAGAGTCTTTTATAATTTGACATTGATTCTCATACTGAACAACTCTTGGAGTTAAACCTGATTGAGGTTGATCTGATTGTTCAGAATAAGCGTTACCTACAACACAAAATGAAGTGTCTACACCTGAAGAAGCAAGAGCACCGTCAGATACATTTTTAATAGTAAAATCATTATTTGGTTGACCTGCATCTGCTGCTGTAACATAGTACAAAGCACCAGAACCACCCATAATAATATCACCATCACGAAGAGCAGTATTACCTGTACCATCACCATCGTCATCGAAAGCGTTAGCTAAAGTAAAATCACCACTTGATCCCATTGTTGCAGTAAAGTGGTTATGAAGAAAAGTTTCTTCATAGTGTTCATATTTACGAGCTTGAGCTTCTTTTTTATTACCCAATAGCTCCATTAATCCAGTAATCCCTTGATTACCATATCGTCTTACTAGTTGTTCGTCAACGTCACGCTTATGTAATAAAGCACCAGTACCACCTTCAGAAGCAGCTAATAAACTTGAAGTTCCTACATAATTAGATGTAGTAGCTACAGCTACATTAGATGGAGTTGGCACCATTTGCACGCTTGAACCAGACGTACTAGTTGGAAAACTTACAGTTGCCATAATTTTATAATTTTAAATAAATAATAATTAATTTTCTTTTTTAACCAAGTATTTGTTTTCTTAACATTTGAAGAGCTGATTCCTGTTGTGCAGGAGCATCTTCTTTATCCTGAGAAAATGATGGGTTCTTAATCTCATTAATTACGCTTTCTGTTCCTTTGCTTCTGTACTGATTAGCAACACCTCGAACAATCTTATCCATATTGTTTAAGATATACATATCAGTATTAAGAGCATCAAAGTCCCAGTTACCACTTTCATCGACATACTTATCAAAGAAGTTTTCTAAGTCAGAGTTATAATTTTTAATCTCGTTACGAGCTTCGTCATCAAGATTGTAAACATACTCCTCACCCTGGTCATTCATCTCAAATGCTAAACCTTCAAGGTCATTAACCTCAGATTCCATTTGACCTAACCATTCACCTCTTTCTTCTTCAGATATACCAGGATCTGCAGCCTCAGTTGGCATAGCGTACTCCTCTTTAACCTGATTAAAGTAGTCTCTAGCTTCTCTAGCGTCCTTCATGAGTTGAACCTTACCAGCGTTGGTTTCTCTATCACTATAAGCCTCTTTGTCTGTTTTATAAGTTGTCGCCATGTAATCATTTAACTCTGCATCAGTTAAATTTGGATTATCTAATCGTAGATACTCCTTCATTAAAGCGTCATCAGACACGTTGCTTAAATCAACCGTTTGAGTGTCAAAGTAATCTTGAACTGACCGACCAGTGTTTTTAACATACTCATTAATAACTTGAAGCTGCTCGCTAGCAAAGTCATTGTTTTCTGTTTGTTCACCTGTTGCGTTAAGATCATCAAATGATGTTAGGTCTCGACCAAGCTTCTCGCTAAGGTATTGTAAGACAACTTCGTCATCACTGATTTCCTCACTCTCTTCAGATTGACTAGCGTAATTTTCATCAACGTTAGTTTCTTCAGTATTTAAAGAACTTTCACCTGTTAAGTCTATGACGTTGGAAGGTTCCTCTGTCATAGGTTGAGACTCAACTGCTTGGTTTTCATCACCAGTTAAGTCTACAATATTTTGTTGGTTTTCAGATTGATTAACCTGTTCACCAAAATTTTTTACTAGCTGTTCTCTTATATCCATTGTCTTAAATTTAACTTAGTTATTTTCGCAAATATAAACTATTTTATAATAATTACAAATTATTGAGGTACATTTTGCTCATTACCTAAAGGACCTCTTTTACCTTGTCTTTGTTCAATCATCTGAGATTGATTTATAGCAGACTGTTGTTGAACCTCTTTTCTTACACCACCCTGAACAGATGCAGCACCTTCTTTACCAAGGTTACTAAGCTCTATTTCTCTTAACCTTCTTTGATGTTGAGCTTGTTCAAATTGTTCTTTTAACTGATACTCAGCTTGCTTTAATTGTATCTCAGCTTGAGTTTTAGCTTGTATTCTAGCTTGCTCTACTTGGACTTCAGCCTGCATCTCTTGTTGCTTAAGTTGTGCAGCTTGTTGAGCTGACTGCTGTTGTAGTTGAGCATTTTGCTCTGCTGCTTGTTGTGCTATAGATTTCTGTTCCTCTTGATATTTTTTTCTTCTTAAGATTAGCATTTGATTAGCCATCTTAATATTCTTAATAGTACGAATCATAATAGCATCTTCTATTCTAAGTTCTTTTTGTGCTAAAGAAACTTGAATGTTTTGCTCCATCATCTGTTTTTCTTCCTCGCTAGGAGATACATCTAATGTTATGCCAAACTCATGTATAGAAAGTTTTTTCATCATATCTATACTTTCCATAGATGACTCACCAATAACGTTTGTATACATCTTATGTAAACCTTTAAAGTTTATTAGGTCTTGCATACGAATTGTTATACTCTGTGAAAGTCTTTTTGTAACATTAAGATAAGCATCGTTTATATCTCTAGTAGCATTATTAGAGGCTAATAAAGATAGTTTCTGTACACCAACCAAAGCCTCGCTAGATGGTTTAGATGCATCTCTAGCTTCATTAACACCAGTCACATCTCTAATCATCTGCATATTATGATTATAAACACCTATAAGTGTTCCAAAATCTCTACCTATACCATTTTCTAATTCTTGTATAGGCATAGCTCCAGTCATTTGACCTTCGTCATCTATACGTCTGTAGTATATATTACCAGTCTGATCATATATTTCTTGCAGTTCTAAAGGTGTGAATGTACCACCATCACCTTTTGATACGTTCTCTAAAGATCCTATTTCAAAAGCAGCACCTTTAGGTCTAGCCTTTGCAAGAACATGTTGTATCTTAAGGTGAGCTAATTGTATTTGATCAGCAAAAGGAATCATTCTATCTACTAAAGAACGACTCTTCATTTTGTATAAGTTTGGTTGATAAATTATATACGAAATTCTAGTTTCAGATAAATTAGATTTAGGTCTAGGCATATCTTTCATCATACCATAATTAAATACATAATCTGTACCTATAATATATTTACCTTTATATACTACTTTTACAGTTTGACCTATATCCTCCCTTTTAGTCTTTGAGTTTTTAGGAGCCTTATAGTTAGATGACTTTTTGTTTACAGAATAACCACCAAACTTATTTTCTTTCTTTTCATATTTTAAAGAATGACTAGTAATAAACTCAGCATCTAATATATTTACACTAAACTTATCGTAATCATAAGTCTCGTTACCATTTTCATAATAAGCCTGAGTTCCATAATACATTGGATTATTATTTTTACCAACGTATTGTGATGCTATTTTTATATAATCATCTTCAGTAAATTCACTACCAGCTTGTTGTTTTAAATCTGCAATAGTTATAGAGTGAATCTCTCCCGCATGACGTATATTTTTAAAGTCTGGTTTAGAAGAAAAAGATGTAATAAGATTTGCAGGATCAACGTGTCTTATTTTTACACCTTCTGTTTGAGATATTTCTGTTTTAGCTGCACACAAACCTAATACTACTAGGTCACGAATCATGTATCTTTTTACTTCATCATAATCATTTGCATCAAGAGTGTATTCTATAGCTTTTTCTAAAGCTATCTCTACATTTTGTTTATAGTTAAGAGCCATAAACATTTCAATCTCTTCTGTATTCTCTGCAACAAAACCTTTCTTAGAAAAAGATAAACCAGATTCATCCTCTACTTGTTCATAAAAATCTTTATTAATCATGTCTGCAAACATCATCTTCTTTTTTTCTAACCTTTCTTTTGCAGCTATAGGATCTATAGATTTAGCTTTTACATCATATTCTTGGTTTACCATACCATTGACAATGACATCTACAAACTTAGGAACTACAGATACAGGAGTAAAATCTATATTAAGGTAAGAGGTGTCACCCTGGACATCAAGTAAGTCTTTGTATTTACCTACATCTTGATTACCCTCAGCGTAAGATCTATTACGACCATATCGCATCTTACGATCTCTAAAATAAACATCACCATTATTATGCCACTGATAGTACATAGTCTTAAAATACTCAAGACCATACTCTTTAGTAGCTTTTTCTTCGTTACTAGCTAAAGGTGATGGGTAGCCATTTAACTTATCTTTGTCATTACCGTAGTTCATACTCTTATTCTTTTACTGTACATACCTTTATTGTTATATTTTTTAACAAAAGGTGATGAAGCTTTTATTTCTTTTTTAGGTTTAATATATTTCTGTGACGCTAATAGTGCCAATGATGACGATATACTAGCATCGTATTTTGTTCTATTATCTATCTCGAACCTACTCCAATCATCAAGAAGTGTGTTAAAGTAACATCTACCAATTTCTCCTGTACTAGCATTATAACCAACGTGGTCATATATATATGTTGCTATAGCTTCTGCTTGAGCATTTATAACTGCAGCACCTGAACCAGGTATACCTTTTGTTTTTTGCTTTCCTCTACTCCACTCTGTGTGAGTCATATCTGGTCTATCCATTAAGTATTCGTAGTATCCTCTGTTTTCAAAATACTTTAATATTCCTACTTTATTATTCTCTACCAATATTTGACAACTATAGAATACACACATCTTAATCATGTCTTCGTAAAATATCTCCGCTTTAGGAGGTCTATTAATATACTCACACACAAACTGCATAGACGCATCGCTTGCCATATTAAACTTATGGAATACATGAGCAGCAGCATCAGACCTTCTACCATCCGTAGTGGTATCATGATCATAAGGGTCACATCCTGCAACCAAAGCATCTGATCTACCAGGGAACTTTTTGTTATACCTAGATGTAATAACATTTTGGTTTTGAACTTCTGGAACCCAAGTAATTTCCCATTTACCCTTTCTGTGAGGTATCCAAATAACCTCGCTATCTTGTACGCCATTCTTCCAAACAAACTCACCTCTTGTTGTAGGACTATTATTAACTTCGTTATAATCCATCTGTTGATATATTCTTTCGACATCAAATATACAACTTTGTGTGTCATTTCTAAATGCCTCTTCTACAGTAAATGGAAACTGTCTTTTAAATTCAGATAACGCTGTGGTATCATTCTTCAAAGCATCTCTTCTATTCTGTATATAATCTCTAGCCCCAACATCAATACTCATCTCATCAATACCCATTACAGGTTTATCTGGTGTATCTATAACACTGTAACCATGCTCATCTATAAAACCTTCTAGGTTGTCATAAGCAGGGATAAATAACTTATACAAACCACTCTTTGTTCTACCATTAAGATCTTTTTCTCCCATATTAGAGTCGTAGAATATATCTTTAAACTCTGCACCACCATCTTGTTGTTTGTTAGCAGTAGAACCCATCATACATTTTCCTACAACCTTTCTACCTAGTAGTAAACAAGTTTGCGTTACACTCCAGTTTTTCTTTATAGAGTTTTGGCCTGTCCATTTACCTGCCTCATCATGAACTAGAAGTTTAAGCTTCATACCATCATAACTATTATCAGCAGTATTCTTCCAATCTACAATAGAGTTAAGTGCTTCAGACTTTTCTATATGTTTCTGATTCTTTGTTATTTTCTTAGCTGGCTCTCTAAATGCAAGCTCTACACGAGGGTTACTAGAACCATCTTGTATAGGCTGAAAGAAGAAAGGATAACTTCTGTATATACGAACTACTTTATCTGTAAACATAGATTTAGCGTCAGCACCTGTTTTAGATAATAAACCAAAGTTGCTATCATATACTTGTGTAGCTAAATTAACTATTTCACTACTTGCCATGTATGAGAAACCACTACGTCTGTTTTTAAGAAAACACATACCGTAAGAGTTCTTGTCGTTTTTACACGCTTCC